TTACATCCACATAATTTGCTGCCCTGACGGCAACGGGTGCGGCCTTACGGCGTGGACTTCTCCCGGCTTCACGATGTATCGCTGTACCGACTCATAAGTGATGAACGTGGCGCTGCAATTCACGTTCTGACACTGGTGATAACGCTCTTTTGTCGTGTCAGTGATATAGCGACTTGTACGCGCATGTGCGGCATGCTGGCATAAAGGACAATGAAACATCGCGAGCACCTCTTCCGGTTTTGTTGATGGTGCCATTTTAGTTAATTTATCTTTATAAAACAAATAGATAAAATAAAAACATCACTCATCATCTTCTGTTTCGTACTCCACATCAGAAAGCCTGACCTCAAGCTCCAGGGACGTCGTGAAGCCGCTATTATTCAGAAAATGTGTCACCTTAGTGATTGTCCAGTCCTGCTCGTCTATGACGCGCTTAAAGCCTGACACTTTAACCGGTGTTTCCGTGTAAATATCTGCCCGACCGGTAGCCAGGCTGATGGAGAACTCCGCCACACCCCGTTGCAGTTTATCCCACTTCGCCTGAGCGGCGCGCATGGCCTGCGCTTTCGTGGCATATACCGTAGTCAGGGCAAAAACATTGTCAGCCTCACCGGCCATGTATTCACCTTCGCGCGCTTCCGGTACTTTTGGCGCTTTCTTCTGCGTGACCGGTTTCGCTTTCGGGTGCTCCAGTGCGCGCAGGTGTTTTTCTTTCTTTTTGCGTTTCAGTTTTACCTTCTGCTTTTGTGGTTTCGGGTCTTTGGTGTGTAACCACTTTGCCGTTACGCCGGTATAGGCTCCACGGTCAGCAATCGCAAAATGATGGCGGTCGCCGTCGCTGCGGGTGATGGTGACCTGCGGGATTTTTTTACCGCTGGCCGTCACCCCCTGCCCCGCTTTGAGAAACAACAGTTTTCCCATTTTTACCGACACCTCACCGCCGTTGCGTTCTGCAAGACGGGTCAGGAATTTCGCATCAGACTCCTGCGACTGGTCGATGTGCGGGATTTTAATTCCGGCCAGTGACGGAGCGACACTGGCTTCCAGCCTGTTACGGGAGGCTATCGCCTCAACAATCGCACCGAGCGTGGTGTCATGCCAGGAGCCTTCCCGGCGGGAATTGAGCGTCCCGCGGAAATCTGCACTCCGGGCGCGGATGGTGACCACATCCGGTGCGCCCCGGTGTTCAACCTCATCAACGGTAAATTTCCCTTTGCATACCAGGGCAAAACCTTTCCAGCCGATATACACCGTCAGGACAGCGCCACGAACCGGCAGCCCGACCTGCCCGTCGGCATCGTTCAGTTCAATATCAAGCTGGTCAGCCTCAAAGCCCCGGTTATCCGTCAGGGTCATGCTCATCAGACGGTCACTGATATTGCCGGTAATATCCCTGCTGTCGAGCATCAGCATGTAATCCGGCGTCAGCGTACTGCCTGCATCAAATGTCAGCGCATCCAGCATTATCCCGCCCCCGTCATACCCGTGAATCTGGTCGCCATACTGCCAGCCTTACCGATGAGCGATTCCGCCTGTTTACCGATATCGCCATAAAGCGCGGCCAGTGATTCATCAACGCGGGTGAGCGACAGCGTAAAATCAATTTTCCGGGGTGTGCCGTCTGCAAAGAAAATACTCCCTGTTTCACTCACCCTGCTGATGACATACATGCCGTAAATCATGCCGGTGCCATCCAGCAACGGCCACGCCCGGCCTTCCTCTGCCATCAGCCTGAGCGTGGTCATCGTCAGCTTCCCGCCGGTCAGTTCGGGATAAAGCACGCCGGCAAGCGTCATGTTTTCCTCACCCACACCGAGAAACTGAAAGGCATCCCGTTTACCGATACGGGAATTTGACGGCCAGCGATAATCTGATTCGCGCTGCATGGTCTGGTGTGGCAGCGTCTGGCGCATAAAAACAAACATACCTAACGCGAGCATCATTTTTCGTCACCTCCTTAACCGTCATGCATCATGCTGGCACGGGCGCGCGCACGTTTATCCCGCTCGTATTTTTCGAGCGCATCCTGTAACTGGCGGTCGAGCTGAGTCCCCGGCGCAGTACCGCCCGTCAGACTGATGTGATATTCGTTTTTACTCTGGTCCACATAAGAGCGGCCAGCCGGTGCCGTAACCGGCTGATAAGCCTGATAGCCTGCATAAGAGCTGGTCGCCGGAATATAACCACCGGTGCCATACGTGGCGGCATGAGTCCTTGCGGCGGTCTGGTCAAGTGTGTCTGACTCTTTGTTGATAACACCGAGTTTTTCCAGTACCCAGTCAATACCACTGCGCAGTTTGTTGAACGCATTAAGCGGCAGCATCAACGCGTCAGCCAGTGCCTGCCCGAACATGACGCCCGTGTCACGGCAACGGTTCAGGGTGTCCTGGGTGGCTTTAACCGGGGCAATCAGGTTTTTAAACCACTGCCACGCGGCCTGTAACTTTTCGCCCAGCCAGTCAAACACCGGTTTAAGTGGCGTGAACAGTTCCCCCACCGGCGCAAATGCCGCTTTCAGCCCTTCAACCACACCGCCGAAGAATGCGCTGACAGGCTCCCAGTATTTACGGATAAGCAACGCCCCGGCGACAATGGCGGCCACCACGGCCACAACCGGCCAGCTAATCGCCCCGATGGCCGTCATAACAGCACTGCCAACCGTCGTGAAGATTGCCCCCATTGCGCCTGCTGCCGCGATAATAGCATTGATGCCGGTGATAACCGGCCAGGCTACGAGGCCAATGGCACCAATGATGCCAGTCAGCGCCAGTGCACCACCGGCAATAATGCCGATGGTTGACGCCAGTGATTTGTTTTTCTGGATCCAGCCGTCGAGTTTTAACACATACATTGTGGCCGTCTGCGTGAGCTTACGCAGTGCGCCTTCCTGCTGGTCAAACAGGTCAGTCCCCACCGCCTCATAAGCGGACTGAAACTCCTTAAAGTCACCGCCGAGATTGTCCTGCATGATATTTACCAGCTCTGCGGTCTTCCCGTCTGAGGCTTTAAACGCAGCGGTCAGTTTGTCCAGCTTTCCGGTTGAGGCGGCAGTCATCAGCACAGCGGCGGATGAGCTGGCCTCCTCCCCGAAAATGGTTTTCATGTATTCAGCCTGCTGGGCAGTACCGAGCCGGTTTTTCTCAAAACTGGCCTGCATTTCTTTCAGAATGGTAAATATTGGCCGGGTGTTTCCCTTGCTGTCTGAGGTTTTCACTCCAAGCTCTTTGAGTGCATCCCATGCTTTTCCCGTCGGTGCCTGCAGGCGGCTTAACACGGCACGGCTTCCCGTCCCCGCCATTGAGCCTGTGATTTTTGCATCATGCAGCGCCCCGACCATTGCGGCGGTTTCTTCAATGCTGACACCGGCATTTTTTGCCACAGGTGCGGCATAGGTCAGCGCATCGCTCATGCCGTCAAAATCGGCGGCGGTTTTGTTCATCGTCATGGAGAGAACATCCCCGATATGAGCGACCTTATCGTTTGAAAGCTGAAAGGCGGATTTCATCCCCATCAGCAGGGCGGCGTTTTCTTCCATCGTGCGGCGGTTCGCCAGTGCCATATTCAGCGTGACCGGCGTTGCTGCCTGAATGGCATCAACATCCCCACCGGCTTTCGCAATGATAATCTGCGCACCGGCAGCATCATCCGCCGAGGCGGCAGTATTGTCACCGAGCTGGCGCGCCTGCTTGCGGAGTGCGGCCATTTCGGCGGAGTCTTTTGCCACACCTAGCACGGCCTGCAATTCTGAGTTTTTCTGCGCAAACTCATAACCGGGCATCAGTAGCTTAACACCGGCCATCGTTCCCGCCGCCGCAATCCCCACACGGCAGCGCCCACCGAGGCCATATTTCCGGCCAGTTCCTTTCCGGCCTGATAACGCTGTTTGACTGCGTTAAGTTTTGCCTGTTGCGCACTGACACGCGCCAGCGCGTCACGCTGACGGTTAAGCTGTACGGTGGTTTCACTGATACGATTTTTCAGTCCCTGCTCATCATGTGCAAGATTGCGGGTATTAATTCCCACAGCGGCCAGTTCCCGCTGCTGGCGTTTAACGGAATCTGTCAGGCGGTTATATTTCGCCTGTAAGTCCTCCGCCGCACGCTTTGCGGATTCCAGGACTTTCGCCTGAGCACGGGTCGGACGTTCGGTGTTTTTAAACTGTGTGGCAAGGGCTTCGGCCTCCTGCCGTGCCTTTTCAAGTGCATGACCAGTCACGGCGAGCTGTGCACTGGTCTTGCGGAATCCCTCAATACGGGATGCGTGACCGTTCAGCTCGCGCAGTGATTTTTGTGTTTCCCGGATATCCCCCGACAGCGACTTACTCGCTGTGCGGATGGATTTAAACGGGCGGGATGCCTGGTCAACAGCCCTGAGCAATACCTGTAATTTTACATTGTTACTCATTCGTGTTTCCGCTTCGCCGGAGCGCCTTTTCGCGCCATGTGATGAGTTCGGTCAGGCTCATGGGATACAGTTCTGATGGCGGCCAGTGAAATATCACTGCCACATCCGCCATCAGGTCATCGACCGACAGATTTTTCGGGAACGTCACTGCACCGAGTTCGGCGACAAAAAACCGACCACCTTACCGGCCAGCGCCACAAGGTCAGGCAGTTCCAGCGCGGCGACTTCCTGCTCGGTCAGCATCGGTGCCGTCATGCGCGGCAGCACTTTAATCAGTGCATCGACTTCGGAGTTTGCGACCGCAGCCAGACTGACACCGCGCAGCGTCCCGGCGTTAGGTTTCATCAGCGTGACCTGTTCGATAACCTGCTCACCACGTTTGACCGGATTGTCCAGGGTAATGACATTTTCTTTGTTCATGGTTTTCTCACTTCTGAATCGGGGTTAACCGGTCAGCCTGGCTGACCGGATGAAAATCACAGGCCGATATTGCGGCGGTGTTGCTCCAGCCGGTCGACGCCGTTCACCTTCTCAATCATGTTGATGGTGTCGATTTCGACCAGCTCCTTACCGTCCATCGTCAGCCGGAAATAGGTGCAGACCACGGAGATTTTCGACTCGGTGTCTTCTCCCTGTTTACCCTCGCCGGTGTCGATTTCTTTCTGACGGCCACGCATGACCACCTCGACGGCCACCGTTTCGCCGGTATCGTCGCGCTGGTAAGAGCCAGCAAAACGAATCGGTACGGCATCCACACCGGTTGCGGCGTAAAGCTCCCAGATAACCGAATCCGGGAAACCACCGAGCGACCACTCCATTGACAGCGCATCGTCATCAAGGCCGAGGTCTACCGGTACGCTGCCGTTCATCCCCGCACCGCGATAGTTTTCGAGTTTACGGGTCAGTTTTGGCAGCGTGACGGACTTTGCAACGCCCTGATAGCTGTAGCCGTTCAGAAAGACGTTCATTAACTTGAGTTTGCGCGGCATTGCCATCGGTCAGGCTCCTTAATTGCTGTTAACCGAAGTAACCAGATTTGCCAGGTATTTATCGGTAATACGCTGGCGCAGGGTCAGGTTTTCAAGAGGAGGCACCGGGGTATAGTCGTAGTCGATATACAGTTTTCCGGCCTTGAGGGTTTCCGCATCGTTGGATTCTTCGCTGAACCAGCAGGTCGCATCCACGATATAGCCGTTTGTTTTCAGCTCACGGAATTTGGCATTGATACCGTCAACGATGTCGCGAATCAGCGTTGCGGTGATGGGCTTGTCCACCGCCCACATGTGCGCCTCAGCCATCGTGTCGGCCAGCACCTGCGCGGTGCGGGTGTAGTTTTCAAAGAGGAACAGCGGGTCATCAGAGCAGGTACGGTTACCCCAGAAGCGGAAACCGTCACGGCGAATCAGCGTTGTGACGCCTGACTCGTTAAGCAGGTCAGCATCGGTGCCGGACTCCTGCAAATCCCAGAATACAGATGCGCTGATGCCGGTAACACCGTTTACCCCGACGTTGGACAGCGTTTTATGCCAGCCCTGCTCCTGGTCGATTTTAGCGCGCAGACCCAGCGCACGGGCGGTGGCATACGCGGTGGCGGTGGTACTGGTGACCGTATCCCATGCGAGGAAATCCGGCCAGATGACCATCAGCTCACGCTGGCTGAAATTCTGGCGGTAGGCTTTCACCTCGGAAATGGTCTTACAGCCCCATGCGCTGATATACCCGAAAGCGCGCAGCTTCTGACAGACTGATGCCAGTGCGACGGCAACCTCTTTGGTGTCCAGTCCCGGCACACCGAGAATGCGCGGTTTAACACCGGTTACCGACTCCGCCGCCAGCAGGGCTTTCAGTCCGGTGTACTGACCGTTTTCGTCGGTGGTGCCGATGATATTGGAAACGGTCTGCGCGAGTTTCGTTTCCTCGTCGTCGCCGGTGCCGTCTTCCACGCGCACAACAACGGTGACCGGTTTTGACTGGTCGGCGATGGCCTGCAGCGACGCCGCCAGCGTGCCTTTTTTACCGGCCTTTGCAATTGCGCTCTGCACATTGGTAATCAGCACCGGTTTATTGAGGGGGAAGATTTCCGCATCCGCATCGCTGGCCGTGCAGACCATGCCGACAATGGCCGTGGATACGGTGGAAATGACGCGGGTGCCGTCGTTAATCTCCAGCACCTGCACGCCGTGATGATAGTCACTCATCCGTTTAACTCCGTGGTTAATGGGTGCAACTATTTTCTGTTGGGCAGTACATGAGACGCTATTTGACCTGGCTGGTCAGTGGATGAAACAACAGATAAAGAAAAGGCGGGCAATCCGCCCGCCTGTATTTATTGTGGTAGTTCCGGCCATTCAGGATTTGCAGGATCCACACGACTGACCAGAACGCTGTAGCGTTCCCATGCCTCCAGTCGGCTGCGCTCCTCATCTGTTGCCATATTCAGCCTGACAGCGCGCTCCAGCGGCAAAATCACGGATTCAGCTTCGGAAAGCAAAGCTGCCTTTTTTGACTCCGCCAGTTGCTGCTGTTCGTCTGCCGTATAAATCCGCTTAATCACGGCACCGTCCTTAAACATCCATTTACCTGAGTCATCAGCTCGTCGGTTGGCGGTAATATCAGGGACTTCAACGACGCTGAACCCCTCTGGATTAAGCGTTGATGCATCTTTGGTAATGGCGACAATAATATTATTCTCATCGTAAACAATCTTTATTGTGTCTTCCTGAAAATGCTTTACCTCTTCATACCAGTTTTTTCCATCCTCTGAAAATAACCAGATAACGTCGAATTTTTTTGTTAGTTGATATTGTTCAATGGTTTTCGGATTTCCTGACCTTATATTTTTTAAATGCTGCATAATTTACACCTGTGCGACGTTATACCATGTGCCATTGATGTATTTTTGTATCGGTCTGAAGATGGCTTCATCATCGCCATCAACTTCACCAATAATTCTTAATCCGGTAAGTGTGTGTCCGGCCATCTCATAACGCCCGCCACGCGCCATCAATTGAACAACACGTGTTCCCAGGCGAACATCCATCACATAACGCCCGTCGAAATTACCGTAGTTACTTGGCACAACTTGTCCGGCAACAGTTAATCCATGGCCAATAGTGACTCCACCAGTGGAATTCTGAATATAGAATGGCCTTAAACTACTCCATCCCCCCATACTGTCACCGGAGTTGGTCAACATGAAATGGGTGAAATTACCATCATTTCGGATAAAGAATCCATAGTTCCCACATACGATGCGATAACCGTTTGCTGACCTTGAAACAACTTCCCCATCAACAGTTAAACCGCCTGTAATAGTGCCACCGGATATCGGTAAAGCACCAACATCACCAGCGGATGGTTTATGTGCTGTCGTATAAAGCTGTGCCCATCCAGACCATTGAGCGTCATCTGTATCCCGCCTTGAACGAATATATGCTGGTGCATGAGCACCGCTGGTTCCACTCCAGCCGATAAGTAACTCACCTTCTCCGGTTGCGGATACCCCCGTAAGATGAAGCACATTGCCATAGGCATAAGGGTAGCCATTGTTATATGCCTCATACATCTGAATACCAGGCACCCCCTTCTCACTCCCGCTTAATGCAGCAACGCGATTCCTGGATACCAGCGTATTAATATTGATATTGCCAGAACCATCAAATTTCACGCCGTTAATTGTCCTTGCCGTTTTCAGCTTTGTAGCTGTAGCCGCATTGCCGGACAGTTCGCCTGAAAGACCGGCGCTGAAGGTTTGTTTCGCCGCCCATGTCTGGGCTTCGTCAATGATTGGCACACGTCTTGTGGTGATCGTGCGACTTCCCGGATTTCCTGAAATGCGCACCATAAAAAAGCGGTAGTTCGCTTTACTTACAGTGCTGCGCCATACATGCATTGAGCGCCCCGTACCGGAATCATCACTCGGACCGACTGAGATGTTTATCAGGTTGCCATCAATGACGCCCCAGTCCATACCGTCGGGAATATTGGTCATGTTATCCAGCCGAACGGTTATCAGACTGCCCGGCACAAAATCGTATGTCTGCCAGTCCAGGCTGGTGAGTTTTGCCACTGCGCCACCGATACCCAACTCTAACGGCAAAGAGTTTGAGTTATAAATCTGTCGCCACTCCCCCCACGCGTTAAATGAGCCACCAAGAAACACTCGCTCATATAAACGGTCTTTTGTAGCTGCGCTGGTTCCTGTGGTCGTGTAACGTTGCAAAACATAGACACCATCCTTGCGCCTGATGACTTCCAGAAAACCAGACTGCCCCTGGATTGGGGTGTGGGTCGCTTTGCCTGTCACACTGTAAATTCCCGGAGACATCAAATCATCCAGGTCATCTTCGTAGAAGGTACTACTGGTCTGATAACCAATTTGGATCCAGTCTTCCCACTGTGGATTTTCTGCATCCCATTTAGCTGTCAGGCCGCGAATATACATAGTCCCGTTACGGGTTGTATAACGCTGCGTGCGTCCATATAGCCCACCTTCGAAAATTTCCAGAATGCCCTGCGCGTCTCCTCCCTGCTCAGGGTAATGTCGTTCAAAAGAAGCTATTGCTGAACTGCTGTTTCTCCATAGACCTAAATGCTCTGCGCCACCGAGAGAGTTAAGGTCAATGGTTGTGCTTAGAGCTCGCGTTACAGCCTGAACATGGCGCCATGTTCCCCATGGTCCATCATTACCGTTCCATGTTCCTATGAGTTTGCGGGTATACAAATTTCCGTCACGTGTGGTATAGCGTTGCGTGCCTGCAAAATTGCCGCCAGCAAAAACCTCAAGCACACCGACAGCATTATCTTCCGGGAAATTTTTCTCCAGTGTTGCGTTAGTTGAGGTAGCTTTAGACCAGATCCCCAGATAAGCCTTAACGGGACCAAATGTATTCAGGTCGGCATCAACCGGCATTTCGCCGTTGTTTTTCATAAACGTCAGGCTGGTAACGCCAACATTGTCCAGAAAAGCTCCCTTATCTGGAATATCACCACCGTTCTGGTCTTTCTGCAGACGTTTCTCAGCATTGTCATAGGCTGCTTTTACTGCCTTTGGCGTTGCCGCCAGCTTTTCACTGGTACTGTTTGTTGCACTGCTTAACTGAGTAAAACCTTTTTCTGTCAGCGTGGCGTCAGGATGGCGGCGGGACTGCTCGTGCTCTGCGATTTTGTCATCGACGTAATCCTGCGCCGCCATCACTGTGCTGGCATCAATACTCAGCTCAACGGACGCCACGTTACTGACAATAATGACCATGCGGCAGGTCTGCGCACGTCCGGAGCCTTCAGCCAGTTCTGGTTTATAGCTTTCTGCCATGTTGGATACCGCAATCAGTGTTCCGGCATCGTCATACAGACCAAGCTCACGCATCCAGAAGCCGCCCACTTCTGGCGGAACAACCAGTTCAGCCACAATATAGTTTTTATTCTTATTATCCACACTGACTTTATTCAGAGCGTGACGCCAGACCTCATGCACCAGTTTCGTCTGACCGGCATCCGGCACCGGTAATTTGCCATTACCGTCACCCACGGCCATTGCAGACAGGTTTACTTTTTTCCCGCCGGGGACAGTGGCGGCAGCCAGCTTTGCGGCTCCGGCAGTAGTGATAACGGTTTTAAATTTCGTGCTCATTGTTTCTCACTTATCCGGGATAAACAGTAATAACATCACCATCACAGACCACACCGCCTGTATACAGATAGCCGGGAATGTCCTGGATAATGTTCAGACCGATAAGGTGGCGACTTGCGGGTTTGGCATCGGCAATCAGCCGTTCCATTTCCAGATACATCTCCTCCGTGATGCCGCTTTCCAGCACACCGATATCAAGGCGAAAGGTGCCGGGCGGGTCGTTTGTCTCCCACCATTCCTTTACGTTAATGAGATAGCCGAGCGGCTCCACCACACGCCGGATTGCGCCTATCGTGCCTTTATGACAGTGGATGAAATAGGCATCGCGAATAACGGCGCGTTTTGTCGCTTCCGGCCACTTTTCATCCCACCTGTCGACCGAAAACGCCCACGCCAGCCACGGCAGCAGATTTGCCGGACAGGTGTCCGGGTTCCACAGCTCACGAATACTGACCGGCGTTTTTTCAATTTCCGCACAGGCTTTTGCGGCGGCGACCTCAAGCGGTGATGAGCCGGTCGGCAGCAGTCGCGAATCACTCATCCGAGCCTCCGGTCACGACGCGGTATTCGGTACAGAAAGACGCCTGCGTACTGTTGAGCACGATGTCGGCCAGTGGTGCAGCCAGTTCGACACGCTGCACACCTTCCACATGCAAAGCGGCATAAATGGCAGACAGACGGATGTCGCGCCCCAGCCGGTGCTGTGCCGTGATATACGCTTCCAGCTTTTTCACAGCGGCAGCGCGGATGGGTTCGCTTTCGGGACCAGGGTAAAGGTAAAGCGTGGCGTTTATCTGGTATTCAACGATGGCGGCAGACTGCACGGTCACGCGGTCGGCCACCGGCCTGACGTCCTCGCCATTAAGGGCGTTACGCACCACAGCCAGCAGGTCTTCGGATGCGACGCCGTTATTTTCACGTGACAGCACAGAGATGGTGACACAGGCAGGAGACGGACTGGTGACAGAAATATCCGCGACACGCCCGTCAGCACTGCGACCATGATACTGATAGGCTCCCACTGACCCGGCGACGCTTAAGCCCTCAAAAGCCTGCTGAATACGCAGACGATAATCGGTGTCAGATTCCATCACTGCCGGTGTCGGCGGAATGGTCGAATCATCTGCCGGGGTGATAGTCAGGCGCGTGGTGTTGTAATTGGCACCAATCACATCAAGGTCATTACCGGCGGCACAGGCCAGCATCACCGCCCGTGCGGCCTCATTCACACGCTGACGCCAGATAAGCTCGCGATAAGCATTTTCCTCCAGCAGTTTGACGAGAGGCTCAGATTCCAGTGTCAGGGTACGGGCGACCGCCTCCTGCTGGTCTTCCGGGTAAAGGGAAATCAGTGTCGCCTTGCGTTCGGCGAGAATGGTTTCAAAGTCCAGCTCCTCGACCACATCCGGTGCGGGTAGCTGGTTCAGGTCGATAATCGGCATGGTTTCAACTCACAGGGATGGTTAACGAAAGTGGCTGGCCGGTGTCGTTGTGCTGGCCGGTTAACGTGACCGTCATTCGCCCGTCAAAACTGCGCGCCGTGGTGACAGATGACAGGGTGACGCGGGGTTCCCATTTCAGTACCGCCATGTAACAGGCGACCTTAATCTGCAACTCAAGCGCCGGGGTCTGCGGCTGGTCAATCATTGACGCCAGCAACGAGCCGTAATCACGACGCATCACCCGTGAGCCGACCGGTGTGCGCAGGATATCGCCGATACTCTGGCTGATATGCTCAAGGTCAGTGACAGTCAGGCCATCACTGCGATTCATTCCGAGATAACGCGCTGTCATAGAGGACTCCCGGTTGTGCCGCCGCTGTCGCCGGGGTGTTTATGGGTATGCAGTACCTTCCCGTTTGATGAGAGTTCACCACCGGTATGTTCAATGTTGCCGCGCATCGTCCCGCCCTTCTGCACTTCCAGCGTGCCGGTAATCAGCCTGTTGGTGCAGACCACCTCCGGTGTGTCCAGGGTGACGCGGGTTGATGCTTTCACCATGACCACCGGCACCGTGGCAGTAACAGAATCAGAAGCCGTCACGCTGGCCGTTTTAATTCCGCTTACCGTCAGAGCACTGGTTTCGGGTTCATACTCAATCACCGCCCCGTCAGGGAAACGGATATGCAGGGCATCCGCCGACGCAGACGGCGGAGGGTTATCGCCGGAATAAATCCCCGGCAGAACGAACGCCGTGTCGAGTTCACCGCCCACGGCCAGAATCAGCACCTGCTCCCCCACGGAAGGTGCCCACCATGTGCGCGAACGTCCTGCGCGATGGGTCAGCCACTGAAGCCAGTCGGTGCACATGCCGCCGGTCTGCACGCGGCAGCGACCGGCGTTAAGGTCGGTTTCGACGATAATGCCGGTGCGAATCATGTTGCGCAGTGCGCGCGCGAGTTCCTGAATATTTGCGAGAGTGTTCATAACGGGAAGGATGCCGCCGGGTCATACCGGCGGCAATGTGACGATGAGGTGTCAGGAATGGCACAACTAACGGTCGAGGTGAGCCAGAATAATCTCTTCAATCATCTGCACATCCTCACCGGTAAAGCCGAGCAGAGGACGCGCCGGATAATCAATTTTCTTACCGTCTTTCCGGGTTTCTTCCGACAGACCGAACTGATGCACACTGGCGATTTTCGGCGACTTCCCGCCGTAAAATTCCATTGATGCCTGTTCCGGGCTGGCGCGGATATGCAAAAAACGACTGGTGATAAGTTTCGCAAACATTTTTCGCTTAACACGACCGGTCTTTTTTCTGGCGCTCTGCTGCTGGCGTGGCGCGTAGGGTGTGCCGTCCGGGGCTTTCTGTGCCATCACCCGACGCTGCTGACTCTGCCGCAGACGCTTCGCCAGCTCTGCACTCAGCCGCCGACGCCCTGACGGTGACAGCGACTCAATAAGTCCGGTCAGCCGGTCTTCAAAACGCTTAAACTCATTCATCCCACTTGCTCACCAGTTCGCCATTGATATAAAGCTCCATCGGGCGGGTGACCGGCTCCGGCGGCGTGGGTTCCGGGATATTCTTCACATGCAGCGCGCCGTCCACCTCACTGACCAGCGTGCGCTCGGTCAGCATCAGGCTGATGCTGATATCAAAGCTGCTGTCATTGTTGATGTCTGCATAAAACGTGAAGCCCTTTTTCTGGCCTTCGTCGGTGGTCATGATGTCGGGCTGATTTTCCCGCAGCCACGCCAGCACCGGCACGATGAGCAGGTCAAAATCACCGGTAAAGTCGGTCACAATCACATTGAGCGTGTAACGCTTTTCGAATGACAACGACGTCGCCAGTGTGGAGGCAATACTCCCGTTATCCACGAATATCCGCAGCATCTCGGGACTGGTTTTCAGCACCGTGACGGCATCAGTCAGCGCCCTGCGCAGGCTGTCGGGTTTGAGCATCGTTTTCGTCCTGACAGTGTTTAATCATTTTTACCTGGCTGGCACAGCGTGCCAGCGCGTTCTCAAGCTGCCGGATATCGGCACTTAAATCGCCGTTCGTCTGCGGGTCACTGCCCGGCATCGGGCAAAGGCTCACTTTCGGGCAGGCGTTGTGGACAATCACTGGCGTCGGTGCAGGCGGGGCGCTGGTGCAACCGGCGCACAGCATCAGGCAGGTCAGCACCGTACCAGCGGCGAAAATCTTCGTTTTCATTCAGTAACCTCGTGATGGTTTTCTCGCGCTGTGCTTCACGCTTCGCGGCGTTTTCCAGTTCCTGACGCAGTGCCACCTGCGCCAGCTCGTTTTTGTCTGCCCTGGTGAGGGCAACATGAAGCTGATTTTTCAGCATGGTGATGGTCGTCTGCTGCCCGCTGGCGACGTTGTTCGCCCTGTCCAGCGAGGCGCGCAGTCTGGCGTTTTCATGCTTCACCAGAAACAGCCCGGCCACCGCCAGTGATAACAACACAACCAGCACAATCATCAGCTTTGACATGGTTCCCGCCCCTCAAAACGCTGACGGCAGGCCGTACGTATCAGCCGGAAGAACACCGACGCCACGAGGTAAATCAGCGCAGTAAAAATCCACCCGGCAGCGACCAGCGAGATAAACGTCGTCACCATCACCACCAGAGCCGCCGCCCGTCTGCGCCACGGCACCGGCTGCAAAAACAGCGACGCGACAATCTTCACGGCCAGCGATTCCGGCGGCAGCTCCCGCCCGTAGCGTTCCAGCACATACTCCGTGGCATACACGCCGACACCACCGGCAACCACACAGATAACCGTCGCCAGAATCGCCCAGGCGGCGACAAAACTGACGGCCACGCTCTGCGGGTAAATCAGGGACAGTGCCAGCATCAGCGCCAGCGACACGTTCAGCATCTGTGAAAGGGATAATTTCTTCATGGTGTTTACTCCGTTTAAGCCGGTACGCCTCCAGCGGTACGCCAGACGGTGACCAGTTTTTCCAGTGAATGCTCACGCTGACCGTAACCGGCACCCGGCAGGGACGCCCAGATATTGCGACAGCGTGAAATGGCGCGCTCAATGCGTCCCGCCCGGATGTCATCCAGCGCACCGCGTTCGCGGATCAACTGAATGGCGAGTCTGTCCTGTGACAACGGACTGAAATCCGGCAGGGCAAGCTGTTTGCGGTAATGCGGCCAGAACAGGTAAAGCTGCTGATAGCGACCGGAGGCCGTGGATTTTTCACCGCGACGGTTAAACACCTTCGCCGGTCGGCCATGCGCGAACGGGTGGTCACTGTAGTCGGTGAAAATTTCCGGTTTTCCGTCCAGTCCGGTGACTATCACGTCATAGCCCCGGTTTTTCGTCAGCGGATGGTTCGCCGTCCCTTCGGACACGGCCAGCATGTCGAGAAAGGCGGCGATATTCTGATGCGTGTTAATTACCGGCATTACGGTTTCCCCCTGCCCTTAAAGCGGCGCTGAATGGCAATCTCAATCACCTGATAACCGGCGATACCCAGCATGGAGCCGATGCCGCACACCGCAGGCAGTGACAGGTCAGGAAACTGCACCAGAACAACACCGGCAACCATCGAGACAAAACCACCGAGCAACATGCGCCCGATAAACAGACGCGGGGTGATGGGTTCACCACCGGCAAGCACCTTGCCGACAACAATCAGCACCCCAATCATGAAAAGCGACAGGACGCTTTTTTCTTCTGCTGTCATGCGTTACTCCCACAGATTGACAGTTTCAGCCACGGGCGCGGTCTGAACGTCGGGCAGTTCGACGGCGGTGCCGTGCGGCAGCACCGCGCCCAGTTCAGCCAGTCCCGGATTTGCGGCGAGCACGGCTTCGACCACGCCCTCAGTGCGCCCGTAATACCGGACACAGATGGCGTCGAGCGTGTCGCCCTGTAGCGCAAAGGTCTTCATCAGATTTGACTCACGATGCAGCGCGGTTTGTCCTGGATGCGCGCCACCGCCCAGCGCATATCCCGCCACAGCTCATCAATGGTGCTGTCAATGCTGTCGGCCTTCTTGTCGCCTTTCGCACTGGCATCCACGCCGCGATAACGCTCATAAAGCGATGCGGTCGCCATCGCACACACGGCGCGCTCGTAGTAAAAAACTTTGATGCTTTCACCGTCGATGTCGTCCGCCGGGACGTCCGCCAGACGCGTAAAACCGGCGGCAATTTTCTGTTCGCGGTACTCGTACAGCTCCGCATTCGTCTCCGCCATGCCTGACTTGATGGCCTCACGCAGACGGGCGGGGGCGACGGTCTGCTCAAGGCGCATACGTTCCCGGACGCGCTTCGGGTCGATATCGGGAAAAAAGAACGTGTTTTTAATCACCGGCTCGTCGCCTGCCGGTTGCGGGATGACCACCGTACCCTCACCGGACACGGGAGCCTCCTTTCGCGGAATAATCAGCGTCATCATGACTACCTCTGAAAAGTCGGGCGGTGGACGCCGGTACAGCGTCAGGTGATTCACCCTCACTGACCGGCGTGCCGCCCTGGCGCGGGGCGCATTCGGTTGTTAACTGGCTTTCTTTTTCGGGCGTCCACGTTTTGCCGGTGTCACGCTCCGGGTCTTACGCGGGGCGCGGGTGACCGCTTTTGGCTCCGGCTTCGGTTTCAGCTCCCGCTCCAGTCGTTCAATCTCTTTTTTTACGCCTGCCTGACAGTCGAGCTGTGTCGCACGTTGCAGATGCGCCAGCGCCCCTGCGGCATCACCAGCGTCACGCAGAAACAGACCGGTGATTTTGTGCAGCTTTGCGCGCACTTCATCAGGCATGTCAGCCGTGGCGGTCAGTGCAAGGGTCTCCGTCAGCAGGCGGGTATCCACGGATTCACCGGCAGCGTGGGCACGCATTGCCGCGAGCGCGACCTCCTCGGTGAACATGTACGGCGGGGTGCGGCGGGGTTTGCCCGGCATGGTCAGACCGTACTTCAGGGCGTAACGGGCAATCTCCAGCGCACCGGCAATATCGCCGGTATCCAGACGCCACAGCATGACCGTCATCAGAATGTCATCCTGTGCACCTTTGCCCTGCTCCAGCACGCCGTTCACCCACGGCAACCAGAACGGCAGCAGTTCGCGTTTTTTCGCGGCCTTCAGCTCTTTTGAATAAATTGCTTTCAGTGTGCGCTGGTCTGCGGCGAGCTTAACCAGCATCTGCTCATAGACAGTTGCATGTCGCAGCGGGGCGGCTTCCCGCTGCGCGGTCATCGCTGCCGAGACCCGCATCATGTGGCGCTGTGCGGGACTCGTCATCGGTTACGCTCCCGGCTCTGCGGTCGCTTTAGCCAGTGTGGAGAAATCACCGACCTTAATTTTTTCCACCAGACAACCGGCGGCGTAGTCTTCCACCACGTAATCAATGTTCATTGACTCGTAGTTCTCCACGCGGTCGAGTTTCGGGTTTTCCTCAATCACGCGGCGATGGCTGTCATCCATGTAGTAGATGGACAGGTTTTCCAGCTTCGTGATGAGCATCGCATCCGCCGGGAAGTACGGGACGCGTACCGCCGGCAAGTTACCGATGCGTTTCTGGCTGATGATGACGTCAGCGGCCAGCATTTCGCTGTTGTCCTGCTCCTTGTTGACGATGGGAAAATACTTGTCCGCCAGTAGCTGACGCCCCACAATCACCACAAGGTCAGGGTCTTCCTGATACCACGGCTCAATCAGGTTGTTGGTCGCATCCATCACCAGTGCATCAAGGCTGGCATAATCACCGCCCTTACCCACGCGGATAACCTCAGAGGTGGTGCGGCCTTCCTCGTCAGTGACCTTGCTCATCACGCGCGCCGGGGCTTCATTGCGGTATTTCTGCAGCCAGCCGACCGCCACATCCTGCAGCATCGGATTGCTGCTACGGTCAGAGGTTTCGGCACGCTTCACGCCGTTAAAACCGGCCATGATGAAATCAAGGGACTGGCGTTTGATAATGGCGTTACGGATACGGAGCTGGAAATCCTGATAACGCGCCCACAGGTCAAGCGTTTTGTAGCGGATATAAAAATCGAAGTTAATCTGGTCGCATTCGTACTTGTTTGACGCCAGCTTCGAGAAGTCCTTCGGCTGACGCTCGGTGCCACCGGCGGTGTCGGTGGTGCTGGCGATGGAGCCGGTGACACCGATACCAATTTTTTCCCCTTTCATTTCGCTGACCGGCACAATGTTGATGCGGGTCAGAAAGTCAGAGGACTCCTGCATGGTGTTCATCAGGGTCTGGGTGACCGACGGTTCAACGGTGAATTTTTTCGACACATCACCGGCGTCGATGCCGTTCAGTTCGGCAACACGGGACAGGTAGGCATTAAATTTAAAGCGGGTTTCCTGGCGCATAGTTTTTCCTGAAATTAAGGGTTAATCGTGAAGGTTTTCCCGGACTGACTGACGCCGGTCAGCAGTTCGTCATCAGGGCGTCACCGCCACCACCGGTGGCCTTGCTGCGGCGCTGCTGGGTCAGACTTTCGGTGTGGTCGAGACTGTTTTTCAGGCGGGTGAATGCCTGGCTGGTTTCATCCGCCCTGTCAGTCACCTCCTGCTTAAGTGCGGAAAAGGCGGTTTCCATCTCCGCGAGGCGCTGCTCAGTGGCGCTCAGTTTTTCCTGCACATGTTCAGCAACAGCGGTCACCGCTTCATGCACGTCATTCAGACGGGCGTCATCGCTGGCCTGTTTGCTGCCAAAAATGGATTTCACCTTTTCGGTCAGGGCGGTGAACACGGTTTCAGGCAGGTCTTCAAATTCCAGCTCAACAGGCGTTGCCACTGAAATCAGGTTTTCAGGGCTTAATTTGAAGCGGTTCAGGGGGTTGTGTTTTGCCGTGCGGCAGAATTCCAGGTATTCCGTGCCGAGGCTTGCCGGGTCATCGGTGACGGCCAGCCCCACCAGATAACATTTGCCGGTGTTGGCAAAGTTCGGCTGAATTTCCATTGAGGTATAGACCTTCTGCGCGGCCTTGTTCATCGCGATAAGGTCATCGGTCGGGGTGATTTTCGCAAACAGCGCCCATTTGCCTTTCAGCGCCGAATCATCGTCAATCTTTTCGGCCTTCAGTTCGGCCACATCGCCATAACGCTTAAAAATACCGTCAGGCAGGATGCCGCGCAGATGTTCCAGGTTAATGCGGCAACCATAGACTCGCGGGTCAAAGGTTTCGGCCATTTCCTGAATATCCTGCGCACTGATGACACGCCCGTCACAGGTGTCACCCTCAACGCCGATACGAAAGAATTTTGAGACTTTTTTTGCCATTGTCAGGAGTCCTGAATAGTGATTAGAGGAGTCACATGTCGGCATCAGTTTCCTGACGATGCGCATCCTCCGCCATCAGTCCCGGATGGCTTATCACTGACACAACAGCACCTTAGCGAATCGCGGGGCGCGACTCAGTAGCCTTGCCGTGTATTCATCACGGCGAGGTATTCATGACCATCACCACAGACACCACTCTTTTACACGACCCGCGTCGTCAGGCGGCGCTGCTGTACTGGCAGGGGTTTTCCGTGCCGCAGATTGCCGCCATGTTGCAGATGAAACGCCCGACGGTGCAGAGCTGGAAACAGCGCGACGGCTGGGACAGCGTTGCCCCCATCAGCCGTGTCGAAATGAGTCTGGAAGCGCGGCTGACCCAGCTCATCATCAAACCGCAGAAAACCGGCGGTGACTTCAAGGAAATTGACCTGCTGGGACGCCAGATTGAACGACTGGCACGGGTCAACCGTTACAGCCAGACCGGCAACGAGGCAGACCTTAATCCGAACGTCGCTAACCGCAACAAAGGCGGGCGGCGCAAACCGAAAAAGAATTTTTTCAGTGACGAGGCCATCGAAAAGCTGGAGCAGATTTTCTTTGAGCAGTCTTTCGACTATCAGTTGCACTGGTATCGCGCCGGGCTTGAGCACCGCATCCGCGATATCCTGAAATCCCGCCAGATTGGCGCAACGTTTTATTTTTCCCGCGAGGCGCTGCTGCGCGCCCTGAAAACCGGTCATAACCAGATTTTTCTGTCGGCCAGTAAAACGCAGGCGTATGTGTTCCGCGAATACATCATCGCCTTTGCCCGGCTGGTTGACGTTGACCTGACCGGTGACCCTATTGTCCTGGGCAATAACGGCGCAAAACTGATTTTTCTCGGCACCAACTCCAACACCGCACAGAGCCATAACGGCGACCTGTACGTCGACGAGATTTTCTGGATCCCGAATTTTCAGGTACTGCGTAAGGTGGCATCAGGTATGGCCTCACAGAGTCACCTGCGCTCGACCTATTTCTCCACCCCGTCCACGCTGGCGCACGACGCCTACCCGTTCTGGTCAGGTGAACTGTTCAACCGGGGACGCGCCAGCGCCGCCGAACGCGTGGAAATCGACGTCAGTCATAACGCCCTTGCCGGTGGGCTTCTCTGTGCGGACGGCCAGTGGCGGCAGATTGTCACCATTGAGGACGCGCTGAAAGGCGGCTGCACGCTGTTCGACATTGAGCAGCTCAAACGCGAAAACAGCGCCGACGATTTTAAAAACCTGTTCATGTGTGAATTTGTTGACGACAAGGCGTCAGTGTTCCCGTTCGAGGAGCTGCAACGCTGCATGGTCGACACGCTGGAAGAATGGGAAGACTACGCGCCGTTTGCCGCCAATCCGTTCGGCTCCCGCCCGGTATGGATTGGTTACGACCCGTCACACCGTGGCGACAGCGCCGGATGCGTGGTACTGGCACCACCGGTGGTGGCCGGTGGCAAATTCAGAATACTTGAGCGTCACCAGTGGAAAGGCATGGACTTTGCCACTCAGGCGGAATCCATCCGCAAACTCACCGAAAAATACAACGTCGAATACATCGGTATTGATGCCACCGGCCTCGGTGTCGGCGTGTTCCAGCTCGTGCGCTCGTTCTATCCCGCCGCGCGTGATATCCGCTACACGCCGGAAATGAAAACCGCAATGGTGCTCAAGGCAAAAGACGTTATCCGCCGTGGCTGTCTGGAATATGACGTCAGCGCCACCGACATCACCAGCTCGTTTATGGCTATCCGCAAGACCATGACCAGCAGCGGACGCAGCGCCACGTATGAGGCCAGCCGCAGCGAGGAAGCCAGCCACGCCGACCTCGCCTGGGCGACCATGCACGCCCTGTTAAATGAGCCACTCACCGCCGGTATCAGCACCCCGCTGACATCCACCATTCTGGAGTTTTACTGATGAGCAAGAAAAAAGGGAAAACACAGCAACCTGCGGCAAAAAAAATGACCGCCAGCGCCCCGAAAATGGAGGCATTCACCTTTGGTGAGCCAGTGCCGGTACTCGACCGCCGTGACATTCTGGATTACGTCGAATGCATCAGTAACGGCAGATGGTATGAGCCACCGGTCAGCTTTACCGGTCTGGCAAAAAGTCTGCGTGCTGCCGTGCATCACAGCTCACCGATTTACGTCAAACGTAATATTCTGGCTTCAACGTTTATCCCGCACCCGTGGCTTTCCCAGCAGGATTTCAGCCGCTTTGTGCTGGATTTTCTGGTGTTCGGTAATGCGTTTCTGGAAAAGCGTTACAGCACCACCGGTAAGGTCATCAGACTGGAAACCTCACCGGCAAAATATACCCGCCGTGGCGTGGAGGAGGATGTTTACTGGTGGGTGCCGTCCTTCAACGAGCCGACAGCCTTCGCGCCCGGTTCCGTGTTTCACCTGCTGGAGCCCGATATTAATCAGGAGCTGTACGGCCTGCCGGAATATCTCAGCGCCCTTAACTCTGCCTGGCTGAATGAGTCGGCCACGCTGTTCCGCCGCAAGTATTACGAAAACGGCGCACATGCCGGATACATCATGTACGTTACCGATGCCGTGCAGGATCGCAACGATATCGAAATGCTTCGCGAAAACATGGTGAAGTCGAAAGGCCGCAACAACTTTAAAAACCTGTTTCTCTATGCCCCACAGGGAAAAGCCGACGGCATTAAAATTATCCCGCTCAGTGAAGTGGCGACGAAGGACGATTTTTTTAATATCAAAAAAGCCAGTGCCGCAGACCTGCTGGACGCGCACCGCATCCCCTTTCAGTTGATGGGCGGCAAGCCGGAGAACGTCGGGTCGCTGGGTGATATTGAGAAAGTGGCAAAGGTCTTTGTCCGCAATGAGCTTATCCCGCTACAGGACAGGATCCGCGAGATAAACGGCTGGCTCGGTCAGGAGGTCATCCGCTTTAAAAACTACTCACTGGACACTGACAACGGCTGAACATCGCCGCCTGCGGGCGGCTTTTTTACACCCCGTCATCACGCCCTCACACGCTCACCACAGCACAAAACACCCCGCAGACACACCAACGCCTCAACGGGCAGACTAAGCGCCTTCACGACGCGCTCAGACGCTGAAAAAATAAAATCAGCACCACCGCCAGCGCGCAGTGCTTTCCCCGCCTCGCCCGCCCGCTTCATGGGGCGGTTTTAATGCAGTTGCATGATATGGCCTAACGCGTATCAGCCCTGACATAGCAGGATTGGAAAATGCTTAACAGATGCATGCAAAATCATTCAACGCACAAATGCGTTATACACAATTAACAACGACTTATCCGGTTGTTTGCTTTTCTAATGAACAATAAAAAAACACTCTTCGTACAATGTATGATCTGAATCACAAAACGCAAACAAGAAAGGTGTAAACACATTGATTTTTAAACAAAAATAATCACCATTAAGATTAATCTCACTTTTCACGGCATAACCTATGGGAGATAAAATGTCTGAACGTGATGTCACCAAAGCTAAGTTAGCGTTAAAAAAAAGAACAGTTAAAGATTTGGCTGATTATATAAAAATAAAATCAGGAACAACTCCTGACTATTCGCTATTCCTCGGTGCTGGTGCGTCTGTCACATCGGGAATCAAAACTGGTCAAGAGCTTGTAGAGGAATGGAGAGCTGAAATATATACAAGATTATCAAATAAAAAATACTCCGATTCAGAGGAAGCCAAAACATGGTTAGCAACAAACTACCCTGAATGGTATGATCAAAATAATGAGTATTCTTCCCTTTTCGAAAAAAAATTTGATCTTCCATCTCAACGCAGACGATTTGTTGAACTTCAAGTAGATAAAAAATTACCTTCAATAGGATATGCTTACCTTGTCGAATTGTTTGAATCAAAATTTTTTGATACCGTTTTCACAACAAACTTTGACGACTTGATAAATGAAGCATTTTATCAATTTTCTTCGGATAGGCCATTATTATGCGCACATGACTCATCAATTAAAGGTGTTTCAATCACATCATCCAGACCTAAAATAATAAAACTTCATGGTGACTATCTGTTCGACAGCATAAAAAGCTCCTTAAAGGAAACAGAGTCATTAGAAGGCAATACGCGTGAGAAACTCACTGAATTCACCAAAGAGTATGGACTAATCTTTGTTGGTTATGCTGGGAATGATAGCTCCATCATGGATGTAATAAAATACCTTCTAAAACAAGATGACTATCTTAGAAATGGAATATATTGGTGTATAAGAAAAAATGACAATATCTCACCAGAACTTTTTAAATTACTTAGTCAAGAAAAAGTTTATTGGGTAGAAATTGATGGCTTTGACGAACTAATGGCCGAATTAGCTTTAGATTTAGGGTGTAGTCTTTCACTCGGAGGAAATCAAAAATACACAAAAAGAGAAAGAATGATTCAAAACTTCATAAATGATAAATACAATTTATCAACAAATGAAATAATCAACTCTGATATATTGAGATTAAAAAGGCAAACACTTACGCATGATATATCATCATTAATCAATGAGCTTTCCCAAAGCGATGTTGATGATCAAAAAATACCTGAAGAGGACTTTAAAAATTTATTATATATTGACAATCTGATTAGAAGTAAAAACTATTCCAATGCCGAAGCCAGATTAAACACATTAATTAATGATGCAGATAATGACAATATAAAATCAAAATATTTACGTCGCCTAATTGAGATTAAGGAAGATCAAAAAGATACGAAATCAGCTTTAGAGTATAGTGATAAATTGATCGCGCTTGATGAATTCAATATAAATTATGTTTTATCCAGGACAAACATTTTTACAGATGTAAAAGAAAAAGTTAATTACCTTAAGAGCTTATTGGAGAAATTTACATACAGCATCAGTCTTAAAAACCACCTATGCAAAATTGCACTATCATACTTAGAAAATAACAATGAAGAATTAATAAGCTTTAAGGAAATACACGAAATGCTTGAAAAAAGCATTCATCAAAACAGCAGCCTTGATAATATTGCATGGATGATAAAGTATAATGCGATAAAAACTGAATACCAATCAAGCTATGATAGAACAGAATGCAATAAATTACTTTCCGAATTACTGGATAGAATCAAAGAAATCAACCCAATTCACGATACATATTTACACCTATATTCTGAATTCACATGCTCCTTACAGAAAAAGGATGAGATTCTAACATGTGTAGAGACGCTATCCAACATCTACAAAACATCATCCAAAAACAAAAAAAGAAATATTTTAACATATCTAACAAAACTCCATCTGTCATTATTCGAGGTAGACTATAATGAAAAAACACCTCGTTTGATGAAAGATTTTATTGATAAATATGATGGTGATGGTGATATCGCCAGAATAGCCCCTTTTATCATATTTAAATCAAGATATGAAATCGGTTGTAACAAAGACATTAATACTGGTATTAAACTTGCAAAAGAAGCCATGGATAGCACTTGGAAAAACAATCACATAGATAATATTGTTGAAATTCTATTAATTGACAAAAATAACATTCCACTGGTTGAGGAATTCATAGAAAACCTCCCTAGAGATACTTCAAGCATTCTCTTACTGAAGTTAAAGTCCGACATTTCAACTTTAAAGGGAAATTATAAAGAAGCTATAAATCTCATTGATCAAGCATTTGACGAAGGGTGGAACTTTAGCGATTACACCATAAGAAAATCTTATATAAATCTCTTGGCAAAGAATTATCATGAAACAATTAAAATTGCCAATGAAAGTTTAGGGAAAATAAAAAACTACAAGGAGAAAGATGTTCTACTAATTAACAAAGAGGTTGCCAAGAAAAAAGACAATCAAGAAATTACTAAACATGACATCCGCACAATTTTATCCCACCACAATTCAAAGGGTTATGTTTCTATGTGTGCATTCTTCCTGCTAGACGAGGAAAGAAACGCCAAAAAACAACTACAATCATTGATAGAAAAAGATTTCATGAACTATTACAGATTTTCGCTTTGGCCAGCAATCCCTGAAAATGCGCTATTGCAATACAAACCCAACATAAATTTAGCAGCTTAATTTTTCATGGGCAAGAATACTTTCTTGCCCTTTATTGTATTTTATAAGAAAGTACACACATGTCTTCTCTACCTGATTTAAATAATCATTCTTTCCATTAATGGCAAGCCGTACCAGACTCCCCTTTTTCTGGTTTATACATAGCTGCAATATGAGCAGACTCTTAAATTTTATTATGCTCAAGTAAAAGTTCTCCCTCGTAGAAGGCGACATTGGTTTCTCCCCAAAGAGGCGCACTAAAAGCCCTAAAAGAAGTTTCTGCCAGTCCTGTTAGATTCAAACCCCAAGATACCAAAACCTGCTGAAAAACACGCCCACAGAACGTGGTTTTCAGTTTGCGATAGAATCTACATATCTATTTCACAGAGCTACACCTAATCTAACCGTTATTTCTGTACATGATGTAAACATCGCTGAGTGGTACAGAAAGAAACTATCAACTCAGTTTTGTGTTAATACAAATAATTATATATTTTTTCCTTGCGACTCAGTGCGTTTCGTTTTTTACAGCACAAGGTCGAAATATTTTGCGTGCAGCTTTACCTCGTGAATTTTTGCCATTATGCCCACTCCATTACTGTTGAGAATCCCGGCCACTCATCAGCGACCGGATACGTGAATTTTTTCCCGTCATAATTTACGGTCGCCCCACGCGCCAGCGCCTCAAGCTCCCATCGCTGCGGCCTGATACCGTTCTGAGCAAGGTCAACACGGATACGGGTGATTTGCATTCGTTCTGACCGGGTCAGTCTGGCTGATGGCGCTATTTCATGCGGTTTTAACGGGCTTCCGTTTATTTGCTGACGATTTGGTGTTCTCAGTCCGTGTTTTAATGCACCTCTGAGCGCCCTCACAACCTCCGGGTCATTCCATTCGATAACACCGTCATCAACCAGATTAAGCACGGCTGCGGCGTGTTCAGAAGGTGTGGGAGCCGGTAACGAAGTATCACCACCGGTGAACTTTCCACAGTTATTGACAGGACTCCGAGGCGCGGCGATGCCGCTTTTTAAAGTCAAAGGCTCAACGACCGGAACTTTCGGCACAATGCGCCAGTCCGTCGTTCTGGTGATATGAATATGACGCGCGCCGAGATGCGGCGCGTAAATGCCGACCACTCTCTCGACTTCTTCCTCGTACTCGTTAACGTCATCCGACGGGCTACGGGCGACTCTGACAGTCTGGCAATCACGCGGAACATTTGCCCCACCCTGCGCGCTGATATACAACGCAAAATCACCACTGTCTGCGGCGGCGCGTGCAGCCTCCACGCGTTCGTCAAATTCATCAGCAATGCTGACGCCGCGAGGCAATTTACGTAGCTCACGGTAAGCCCCCATTGTCGGCAGGCCAATCGTTTTAAATTGCGGGATGCGCCACGTTGACGCCCATGCGGTAACAGCCGCCGCAGTATCTTTCAGCTGTCTGCCGGTATCGTTATCGAGCTGACCATCCAGTGCATAGCCGTCGATGTTTTTTGAAATGTATTTCGCGATATATCCCGCAGCACCGCCCCGGTTAAGGTGTTTTGCCTGAAAACGGTTTCGCGCGGCTCCTCTTTCGTCACCATCCTCTTTGAGCGCATAGCGACGCATGATTTCGATAATCTGGTTACGCTGGCGTGGATTACAAAAAAGCATCATATGCCAGTGCGGCGTTCCGTCGTGGTGTGGCTCGACGACTCGCAAACCGTAGACCTGTAAATCATTATCCTTGAATGCCGTGCGCATCAGGCTCCAGATACGGCAGAGATAACGCTGCGCATCCTTTGGATTAAATGCCTCATCGTTCCAGCCGTGATTTAGCTGGACGGTTTTACTTTCGCCTTTTCTAACCTGACGTGTCGGATGATACTTTGACGGCGCGGTCAGCGTGATAAACATCCCCACATCACCCTCTGCGGCGGCGTAACGCTCAATACCGGCGATGGTGTTCATCAGCTCCATCCGGCGAATTTCAGGATTAGAAATACTGCCCATCACCTTACTGATAAGGTCGATGCGCTCGCCGGTTTCCCTGTTTTCAAGGTCACACGATTTAAGAAATTCCAGATTTGCCTGGCGGCGTGCACGTACATCACGAATGGCATGTTTACTGGCATAAGGAGAACGGTCTTTATTGACCTCCCCGACAGCGATCAGTAACGCCTCATGCCAGCGCATACGCTGGCCTTTAAGCTGATGAGTCCACCACTCATCGTTAAACAGACGGGCAATGGCAGAATATGCCTGCCTCGTGGTCATCTGTCCTTTACGGTATTTTTTCCAGTAGAGCGGGGAAATATTGAAAGCACGTGCAGCGCCAGCAACATGACCATAGAGGTGAGCCTGCGCCTCATCCGTAAACAGCGATTCTTTTTCGCCATGCGCATCCACCCAGGCATCGCTGAGTTCCTCATACATCATGAAAAGCTGCGATGAGATACGGGCGGCAAATTTTTTCAGCTCCTTGTCATTCATTCCCGGCAGGTGCGCATACTGGTCGCGCTCTGCCAGAAACAGCAACGACGCGTCGGTGTTCATTTCATGGCGCTGATTCACGCGCTCAATGCGCGGCCATAAACGACGCTGAAAAGTGGATGTGAGGAAATAAAACCCGTGCACCGGGCTTTTATTGCGCCGGATGTAGTCATAGCGTGAAGTAAACAGCGAGCGCAAAAAGTAAGGCAGGCGGTTAATCGTGGATAAAACACCTTGCACCTGACGCATCTCGTCACGTGTAAGGGGTCTTTCGCGCCCGACGGCCTCGCGTGGCGCGTTCCATGCATAAGCACCGGTAAACGTCTTACCGGTGCCTGCGGCAAATGCTGACGGAGGGACAAAACGCCCGGAGGCTTTAACGGCCATATGAGCCAAAAGCCTCTGAACAACGCTTGCTGAGTTGCTCAACCTGCGCGTTTAAATCAGCAAAAGATTTTGCGCTTCCGGTCAGAATATCGTGATGCATCAGGCCGGAAACGAGCTGGCTTAATTTCGGGTAATAACCAACCACCGCCAGCCATTCCTGACCGGCGTTTTTACCGCTTTCCGCTCTCTTTTTCTCGTGGAGAATAAACTGAAAACTGTCACTGGTAACGACATAACGTTCGCCAATTTCGATACGAATACTCATGCCGTTCTCCGGTAATGTTTGTTTTTTGCTTCAAAGACTGACTGACAGGAAACACAACGCGTGGCTGAGGGATAAGCAGCACGACGGGCAGCAGGTATTGGCGCGTCACACTCTTCGCAAACCAGCGCAGAAGCACCGCAATGTTTTACCCTTGCCGCGTTAATCTGGCGCTCCAGTAATTCAGCCTGTTGTTCCTGAATAAAATCTACGTTGTCCGGCATTATCAGCTCCTTTTATCGTTAAGTTTCCTGGATACATCAGTGCAATAACTGGCAAGTTCTGTCGTTAATTTTGTCAGTTCATCCACGGAGGAAATTTGCTTGTGGAACACAGCGCGTTTAACAAGTAAATTGACCACATCAGACAGGAGGTTTAATTCATTCTGATAAATCGCGATAACAGATTCAGTTATGTCGCGTTTTTCTTTATCAAGACAAAGTTGAATAAGAGACAAATCGCCATTTTTCATAACGGCGATTTTTAAGGCGTTATTCAGTAATACAACTGAATGAGAACAGGACATCAAAGTACCTCCCCGCGAGACAATCCGATATTGTGAAATTTTTCCGACTCCTGACTGAGCAGCTCGACTATCTCCACGCGGGATAACTCCGCCTTTGTGATGTGGCGAATCATGGCGTCAAGATGAGAAGAAAAGCGCGTCGCCGCGTCGGCCTGTGCTTCGGTTCTGGCCTGTTGCAGCAGTAATGCGTATTTACCGCACTGATTTTCAGAAACTGTATGCATGACTTTCTCCAGGCAAAAAAAAGCCCCGCACAATTAAGTGCGTTAAAAACTCTGGTTAATTACTTAATGCAGATATTGCTCTGGTTTTACCGACGTCAGAATTGTCGGTGCATACTCAAACAGGCTGAATAATTCACGTAATGCACGGAATAAAGCATCACGCCAGTAACATGACTCTTCATTAATTCGCCAGTATGGCTGGTTAAATTCTTTTTCTGTCAGTCGTGCGTGCATAAATAAAGTGCGACGCTGACTGACTGTTAAAAAACTAATATATGCATACTCACTTGCGCCAACCTGACGGCGTTTTGAGAATGCCCCGCGCAATTCATCAATTGCACATACCAGTCGTTCACGTTCGACGTCGTTCATTTCTTCAAAACGCATCGTTGCATGACGCTGTTTTAACTGCGCATGAAAGCAAACCGTTAGCCGTTCGCGTTCCATCATCTGATTATAATAATCGCATGTCTCCTGCCAGCGAGGGACGGCCAGATGCTTACCAATTATCCGGCGCATAGTTGCTGGCTGTTTTTCAACGAGATTGAGCGTCATCACTGTCATTTCCATACCCTCCGGCTTTTCAGAAAGGTCAGAGCCTTTTTTAACGGACTCTGTTTTTTGGTGCGGATAATGATTCCCTTACGCCCCTTACCGTGGGTGATGGTGAAGTCAATTGCCCTGGGGCTTTCGTTACGCAATAACTGAGCAATACAACGAGGCTCATTCATACGGTTCTCCTTAACGTGGTTCACCGAGACCTAACCACATCAACCAGCCGTCACGAATCTCTTTAGGACGGCTTTCATAAGCCAGTTTTAGTCCGTTATTCCATGCCGGAAGGTATACCCAATATTCACCAGCACGCCCCGATACTGACTGAGGGTCAGTAATCTCAATAACTGGTAATTTCCCTTTCTCAATCATGCCCCTTACAGCTCTTGGAGTTTTACCAATGAGTTTTGCAAACTCCTGATAAGGCACGGCATCAGTCACGCTTACAAGCTGTCTATTCATCTGCTACGATTCTCCCTTAGTGCTTCTAATGGCTCCTAATGGCTAATTATTGCCTAAAAGGATAACTCCAGAAGCACAACATTTCACACCATCAGCAAGAAATTACGCAATCGGAGTAATTATGTCAATAGACGTTTCGGAGAAGTTGAAGCTAATCCGTGAATCTGAAAGGTTAAACCGTAAAGAATTCAGTGAATTAACTGGTGTAGCCTACAGCTCACTTTCGAGCTATGAGAGCCGGTCAAAAAACGCTGGAGTTGAAGCCATAATGAAGGTCTTACAACATCCTAGATTTACTAAATATACTTTGTGGTTCATGACTGATCAGGTAGCTCCAGAAGCCGGGCAAATTGCGCCCGCTCTCGCACACTTTGGGCAAAACGAAACAACGTCGCCCCACTCCGGTCAAAAGACTGGTTAACAATTTATCGTGAATATATTCATCACAAGTGCCTACTATTGGTGGCTAAATTTCAGCCACCACGAAAAAAGCGATTAGTAGTAGCAAAAAAAAGTACCACTCGGAGGGTTTTCTGATGGCAATCAAAAAACTCGATGATGGTCGATATGAAGTGGACATCCGCCCTACTGGACGTAACGGAAAACGCATCCGTAGGAAGTTTGATAAGAAAAGCGAAGCTGCCGCTTTCGAAAAATACACGTTGTACAACCACCACAATAAAGAATGGCTATCAAAACCAACAGACAAACGACGTCTGTCGGAACTGACACAGATCTGGTGGGATTTAAAGGGTAAACACGAAGAGCATGGGAAATCTAATCTTGGAAAAATTGAAATCTTCACAAAAATAACGAATGACCCATGCGCATTTCAAATCACGAAATCCCTCATCAGCCAGTACTGCGCCACCCGAAGAAGTCAGGGTATTAAACCTTCGAGTATCAATCGTGATTTAACATGTATTAGCGGTATGTTTACAGCCCTGATTGAAGCGGAGTTATTCTTTGGTGAGCACCCTATCAGAGGGACAAAGAGGCTTAAGGAGGAAAAACCAGAAACAGGCTATCTCACACAGGAAGAAATTGCCTTACTGCTTGCAGCACTTGACGGCGACAATAAAAAGATTGCGATTCTTTGCCTGAGTACAGGAGCACGTTGGGGAGAAGCAGCTCGTTTGAAAGCAGAAAATATCATCCATAACCGCGTCACGTTTGTTAAAACGAAAACAAACAAACCACGCACCGTCCCGATCTCAGAGGCTGTTGCCAAAATGATCGCGGATAACAAACGAGGTTTTTTATTCCCTGATGCTGATTACCCTCGCTTCAGACGAACAATGAAAGCAATAAAACCGGATTTGCCAATGGGGCAAGCCACACATGCACTAAGGCACAGCTTTGCCACTCATTTCATGATTAATGGAGGAAGTATTATCACGCTACAACGGATACTAGGTCACACGCGGATTGAGCAAACTATGGTTTACGCTCATTTTGCGCCAGAGTACCTTCAGGACGCCATTTCTCTTAATCCGCTAAGAGGTGGTACTGAGGCCGAGAGTGTCCACACAGTGTCCACAGTAGAGTAACGTTTAAGGGCTTTCAGTGGTAATTTATGCCGCTCAAACCCGCATTGTACCGTTGAAAGCCCCTACTGGTGACACCCTAAATCTCCCTTACACGGGCTTATTTTTTTGTACCACGACTTTCATCCTGTTCTGACACCGCCTTTTCTTTTCTGCTCTACACTATCTACAGACCAATCATAAAGGCATACGACCATGGCAGATTTTCCCGCCAGCTTACTGATTCTTAACGGCAAAAGTGCTGACAATGAAACATTACGCGAAGCAATTATGCTGCTGCGTGAGGAAGGAATGACGATCCATGTGCGGGTTACCTGGGAGAAAGGTGATGCTGCGCGTTTTGTTGAGGAAGCCCGCCAGCTTGGCGTTGCAACGGTGATTGCCGGCGGTGGCGATGGCACTATTAATGAAGTCTCCACGGCGTTGATTCAGTGTGAGGGCAATGAAATTCCTGCTTTGGGGATATTGCCGCTAGGTACAGCGAACGATTTTGCCACCAGTGTGGGTATTCCTGAGGCGCTGGATAAGGCACTTAAACTGGCAATTGCTGGTAACGCTATTGCGATTGATATGGCGCAGGTCAACAAACAAACCTGTTTTATCAACATGGCGACGGGCGGATTTGGGACGCGCATCACCACGGAAACACCCGAGAAATTAAAAGCCGCGCTAGGTGGCGTCTCTTACATCATTCACGGCTTAATGCGCATGGATACGCTGCAACCGGATCGCTGTGAAATCCGTGGTGAAAATTTTCACTGGCAAGGCGATGCGCTGGTTATTGGTATTGGCAACGGGCGTCAAGCCGGTGGCGGTCAACAACTGTGCCCAAATGCGCTGATCAATGATGGTTTGTTACAACTGCGTATTTTCACCGGCGATGAAATTCTTCCAGCTCTCTTCTCAACCTTAAAACCTGACGAAGAAAACCCGAATATTATTGACGGCGCTTCAGCATGGTTCGAAATACAAGCGCCGCATGAAATCACCTTTAATCTTGATGGCGAACCGTTAAGCGGACAACATTTTCATATCGAAATACTTCCGGCAGCATTGCGTTGCCGGCTACCACCAGATTGCCCGCTGTTAAGGTAA